ACTATTATGGCTTAGTGGGCCATGTTACGTTATGGGGAAAGCCTTCTTGTGCAGTGATGTCACGAAGAGCTTGACGATAGGTGGCCCATGCAGCTTGATCTATAGGGGCGTCCAGCACTTGCGTCCAGTCACTTTCCAATAGTAGTGCATTTCTTTTTTTGCGAACATCTTCTGCATGTTCTTCTGCTATTTGTGCCTCAGTTTTTTCATTGGGATTAATGAATGTTTTTCCATCGTACACCCACCCAATGCTTCCTGAAGTGGCCGCAACAAGATTTGGAGTAACATTCAAAGATGCCACTTCAATGGTATTTACAACTACGCCATTCTCTACTACATGTGCTTTCATTATACTATACCCCAGATTCTTGCTTCTCCACGGGCACCATCACCGGCTTTCGTGCCTGTTCTTGTAGCTCCACCGCCACCTCCGGGGGCTACGCCATCGCCACCGCTTGTAGCCCCATCTTCGCCTTTGCCGCCATTTCCACCATGTGTTGACGTACCACCTGCAACTCCAAATCTACTGCTGCCTCCACCACCACCGCCCCAAAACGAGTTTTGTAGTTCTTGCGGACCACCAGCCGTATGTGCGCCAGCACCACCACCCCAGTATGCGGAACTATCATTGTTAGAAAGAATACTATTCCCGCCATATCCAACGCCGCCACCATACACACTATTCGGTCCAGATGACGCCCAAGGCTTTCCTCCATTTGCGCCAGTGGAGTTTTGTGAACCTAAACTGCCAGCACTAAGGGCACCTCCACCACCACCGCCACTTCCACTGTTTGTTGTCCCCGTACCACTTTTACCGCCGCCACCTCCATATCCTGTAAAAAGACTTCCGATAGAAGTATCACCGCCACCAGCGCCATCTCCACCATCGGTCGTTGCTCCAGCGCCGCCTGCGCCAATAGTAACTGTCTCCGTTGTTGAAAAAAACGAAGAGGCTAGTGTAAACGGATGACACCCCCCACCGCCGCCACCGCCAGCAAAATAACTAGAACTGTTTCTTTTGCCACCGCCTCCACCAGCGCCCCACAGCAAACCAGAAAAAACAGCATATCCCGGAGGCTTATAAAAGGTGTCTGTAGTAGTAAATGTCTTTGTAAAAGACGCAAGGACAACAGAAAAGAAATTAGACCCGTCACATTGAATTAAACGAGCCTCACCCGGATACATTATGAATGTAGTAAGCCCATCAATTGTCTCGGATGAGTTTGGGTCAAGAGTAATATCTCCTGTTCCAATATTACGTATATAACAATACCAGCCGCTACCCAACGTGGCCGCTGGGTCAAAGGTTTGTGTAAATGTTCCGCTTGTTATGTCAATCAAGTTACCAAGATTGCTTGTTGTAAGAGCAGTATTGCTTGTTCTTGTTACTCTTACAATAGATTGGCTTGCAGGAAGAGATACAAAACTCAGTGCACCAGAGCCATCAGTCTGCAGAAACTGCCCATTTGTACCATTTGCTGCAGGCAATGTCAAGGTGTAACTTGCAGATACAGTACCCGGAGCTTGCAGCGCAACATATTCACCGCCTGTAGTATCTTGAAGTCGCAGATCACCTGTAGCAGTGATGTCAACTTGTGCAGCAAAAACTTCACCAGATGCACCATAGATTACAGCTTTACTGTTGGCAACTGTAGCTGCAGCAGAACCATCTAGTAGATTAAGTTCTGCAGCACTTGCCGTAAGATCGGTAATATCTGCAACAGCAAGAGTGCCATCAGCAAGCGGATTGCCTGTGGATACAAAATTAGCTAGATCACGTGCTTTAGACATTGTGTTATCCTTTACTCAGGCTTAGTGGGCCACACTACATTATGGGGAAATTCAGCTTGTGATGTAATATCACGTAGAGCCTGACGATACACTGCCCATGCAGCTTTGTCTACAGGTGCATCATCTACCTGTGTCCAATCAGATTCAGCCAAGAGAGTGTTACGCTTATCTCTTGCAGCCTGCGCTGCTGCTGCATCTAGTGTAGCTTGATATGCAGCTTCATGTTGGGCTTTAGTAGTGACATTACCATTTTCATCTGTAGTGTCAGAGAACATGTCTGTTGCAGTGTAGCCAATCATCCAGTAGTTAGCGTAGACAGGAAGACCTACCTGCGACAAATCAATGTCACCCGTTACAGGATTACGTGCATCTTCGTTATTAGTGTAACGTATAATAGGGCGAGTAGGAAGAGTATCACGCACTATAGTTTGATAAGGACCACACTCAGGTTGAGGGCCTTCTACTACACCTATAATACCATACTTTTGTAGGACACCAGAAGTGATATTTTTAGGGAAAGACACATTGGGGTTGTCTTTGCGAAGTTGCCCAATGGTGTAAGGGAATTGTGATATTTTCCCATCTTTTAGTTTCGCATACATGTTGTGTTCTCCTTGTTATGCGATGGCAAGATAGATGTAGCTTGCAGACGATACGTTCACATTCGTAGCCGCCACCTGATTGACGATGAAGCCGCTGCTGTCGGGGTCGATGGTGTCGTTGGTTGTCACCTGTGCGGCGGTCGTGTTTAGGGACAGATGCGGATCGTTGCCCGAGACAATGCCGCGAGCCGTATCCCAGACATACCAGTCACCTGTGCTGTCGGCCCTCTTGATCAGGATGAACCTAGCGCCTGACGTAAACCCGCAGTCAATCGTTTGGCTGGTGCCATTGCCAGTGTAGCTGCCGACCTTGCTCACGCCTGCGAGTGTGGCGAAGAGGTAAGAGATGTATGTGCTACTAGAAGCGTTTACGTCACCATTGCCACCAAGTGTAAACTCTGTGCTTTCTGGGGGTGTGTCAAAAAAGTAGACTAAGTTAGCTGCTCTTGCATTTGTCCTATCAAGGCTAAGATAATAATCTTCAGGAGAAACTGCGTCCACACCAACATGATACACCGCCCAATTATCAACTGTATCTCTACGCTTAAATATCATCATCTCAGGCGCAACGCCCAAGTTATGCGACACAGTGCGGCCTGCTGTCCCATCCCCAGTATACGCCACCACATCGAAGAAGCCGGGGGCGCGGCGGAACATCCAAGAGTAATCATTTACATTTGTTGTTGCAGTGTCAAACCAACCAAGTTGATAATCTAGATCATAACCCGTAGTTCCGTTCTCACTATCTGTCGTGTTTGTCCTTAGATACCTAGTATTGCCAGTCATACGACTAACAACCTCATTATTTGTAGTTGAAGTAACAGGACGACGAATTGCCATATCAACAGGCCAACCAGAGGTAAATCCGGGAGCAACACCATCCCCGTCTTGGTTTCGGTAGCCCACAGCAAACACCTCCGTCCCGCTCGTCGGCTCACGCATCGGGCCACGGCGGATGGCGATGTAGATGTAGGTTGCACTCGGAGTGCTTGAAGTCACGTTAAAACCAGTTGCAGTTGGATCAATTATATCAAGATCTATTTCTGCACTAGACGTATTGGCAGCCAACATTTTATCGCCTGTCCCAACAGGCATGCCTCTCATATTGTCATACATTAACCAGCTTGATGTCCCGCTTGCGTTCTTTAAAATAACAAATTGTGGTTCCCATCCAATATTAATAGCGGCATTACCGCTGCCATCATTCGTATAACTCCCACACGCAATCAGCCCATCGCTGCCATCACCAGACGGCCCCAGCGGATCGTGGGCGAAGAGGTAGGCGACGTAGGTTTGACCCAATGTGTTAAAGTCTCCACCGCTTGCAGCAGAAGCACCAACGGTAAAATGCGTGCTCGTTGGGGCTGTATCGTTAATAAAAAATTGCTCATCTATTTTTGCTGCTGTTGAGTTAAGCAGAAGAACATAGTCTTCTGGCGAAGTGCTATCCACACTCCTATGATACACCCCCCAATAACCAGAACTTGACGTTTCCTTTAGGATCATCATACCGACTGTATGATCTAAGTTGTGACTTATCTGCCTTCCAGTAGTCCCATCCCCCGTATAAGTCACCACATCAAAAAAGCGTGGGGCCTTGCGGAAGGTCCATGAGGCGTAATTCTGACTACTAGAGTTAAAAGCTGCATTTAGACTATATCCATCGACATTAAATGCCGAAACCCCAGATAGTGTGCCCTCTGCCGAGTTTGAGTTTGAAATAAGGCTTTTTTCAGCTCCTCTTTCGGTATCATAAAGAACACTTCCCTGAACCTCAGTCCTAGCCTTAATCCAAACCAGCCCACCCTCACCAGCAAGGTCAATCCCGTTGGTGATCGTCTGCGTGGAGCCGGTGCCTGTGTAGAGATACGTCGAGAACACGTCCTCAATATACGTCGGACCTTCCCAACTATTTGCAGCTTGAGACATTACAAGTTTACTATTACTCATTATGCCAACTCCGTCGCTGCTTGTTTACCATAATAGGTTGTACCACCATCTGTCGTAATGAATGCGTACAGTTCCTTAGTGGCTGTAGCAGTAGGTGCTGTACCAGAAGGCCACTTCACGCCAGCAGGCCATGTGATTGTGCTACCATCGCCGTTGATTTCTACAGTGAA